CCTGTGGCTCCTGTGCCAGCTGGTCCTTGTGGTCCTTGAGGTCCAGTTGCTCCAGTAGGTCCTTGTGGTCCCTGTGGTCCAGTTGCTCCAGTATTTCCTGTTGTACCAGCAGGGCCTTGTGGTCCTTGAGGTCCTTGTGGTCCTGTTGCCCCTGTGGTTCCTTGTGGGCCTGAGGGCCCTTGAGGCCCTTGTGGACCAGTTGATCCAGTAGGACCTTGAGGCCCTTGTGGTCCTGTAGCACCTGTATTACCAGTGGTTCCCGCAGGTCCTTGTGGTCCAGTTGGCCCTTGTGGTCCAGTTGGTCCTTGTGGCCCAGTTGCTCCTGTGGGGCCTTGTGGACCTTGTGGACCAGTTGCTCCAGTAGGTCCTTGTGGTCCAGTTGGTCCTTGTGGCCCAGTTGCTCCTGTGGGGCCTTGTGGTCCTTGTGGTCCAGTTGCTCCTGTGCTACCGCCTGGTCCTTGTGGCCCTTGTGGTCCAGTTGCTCCTGAAGTTCCTGCTGGGCCTTGTGGTCCTTGTGGGCCTGTAGCTCCTGTAGGCCCCTGTGGTCCTTGTGGACCTGTGGCGCCCGAGTCGCCTGTTGTACCAGCTGGGCCTTGTGGACCTTGTGGTCCAGTTGCTCCTGTGCTACCGCCTGGTCCTTGTGGACCTTGTGGTCCAACTGTGCCGGCTGGCCCAATTGGGCCTTGCGGCCCTTGTGGTCCTGTGGCACCAGTATTGCCTTGAGCACCAGCAGGTCCTTGAGGTCCTGTAGCACCTGTGATACCTTGTGGGCCCGACGGTCCTTGAGGACCAGTTGCGCCTGCTATTCCTTGTGGTCCTGTTGCTCCGGTGGGTCCTTGTGGTCCTTGAGGACCCTGTGGGCCAGTGGCCCCAGTCACATTGGTCAGTCCAGCGCCGTTACCGACAAAAAGTGCTGCTGTAATAGTGCCTTGAGATTCAACTGGACCTAAAGAATCTACCCCGCCTATGCCTACATAACTTGTTCTAAATCTGCTATTTTCTGTACCAATATCATAAACACTGGCTACATTGGGCTGTAGATGCCCTGTGATTTTTACATTTCCTGTACCATTTCCTGACAGAGTCAAATCGCTGTTGACACGATTGGCCTGTATGGTAGTGTTGGCAATGACCACGTTGCCTTCAGGTAATCCTGTGGCCCAAATTTGATCAAAATTTTCGTTTACTTTGGTAAACGCCGTGCGTAACGGATCGCCCTGACCGTCGTCAGGAAATTCTCCGGTGTCAATGATTTCTTGTGTCATAGGTAAAGGTCTCTGGTGTATTTACCAGAATCCAAAACCTTTTTCCAAGCCGCTAAAAACTGTTAGAGTTTGACAGTTTGTTCACAAAAGCTGCCATTGGCATGGCTTTTAAGTTAGGCATGCTGTGAATTTCAGGCACAGGAGCTGTGACGTCACCAATGACTCGCACAAATTCGTACTGTGGAAAATCTCTACAAATAATTTGAATTTGTCGGATCCAATTGCCAGTGAATGTGGCTGTGTCTTTGCTGCTTTTGTAAAATTCAGTGTCAGCATAGATGTTGTTGAATTTGCCCGAACCATTGGGACCCATGTCAAACCCCAGCATGTATATGCGACGGTGACCATCCAACGCAGCCAAAGCAATGGCTGCTGGACCTGAACTGTTGCCAAAATATTTCTTTGGCAATACTTTGGCACCTTGATTGGGCAATGGCCGTCTGGTATAAAAAGTATGCTTTAGGCTGTACCCAGAATTTTGAATTTCTTGAGCTATGGGTCTGTCAGTGGCTACCAAACAGTCAGGAGCAAAAGTTCTATACAGCGCATTACATCCGTAAACACGGCCAAACTTTTTGAGATCAGCCGGATCAATTGATCGTCTGCTCTGTCCGTTGCCTAAAACAAATGCTATGGCCATAAAAAATCCTCCCAGTATGTAGCTGAGAGGATTTAGGGTATGAAAAATTAACTGTTGTAATTTTCAATAATGGCCATGTCCAACAGATTCTGTTGTCCAGACACATTGTTTGCCCCAGTGGTTCCGCTCTTGACTTCAGTGCCTTCGTCAGTAAAGAAGTTGGTAGCATAACGCACGTCGTTGATAACCTGTGTTTGCGCCCAACCGTTGTCGGCTGTACCACCTGGATTGCCACCAGCAAAGTTCAACATAAACTTGTTGGTCAGCTTGCTCAATGGACTTTCTGTACTGTCAGCACCGCCTGAGAAGTAGCTGATGCTCATCAAACCTGCTGTGGGAGACAGGTCGTCGCTGAGCACACAAACACCCACACCGTTTACACGGCCAGTGCCTGTGTTGCCCAGAGCAGCAGTGGCAGTGAAAATTGTGCCAACAGCAGCAGCGCCGGTTACTCCGTAGCTGGCCCAATCGGTATCGCCAACAGTGGTAATTCTGTAAGCAACACCTTGTACCAAAGCAGTACGAAGAGTTGTACCGCCAACTAGGTACTTGTGAGCACCTTTTTGTCTGATGATGTAACCATCTTCTTCGCTGAGTCCAGTGATAAACACACGCACTTTCACAGTTGGGTAAGCAGCACTGTCCACAGTGTTTGAACCGCCTACTACACCAGTAAAGTTTAAAGCAGTCAGTGTGACTGGATTGACCGGATTGGTCAATGTTTCTATGGCATTGAAACCAATGTCAATGCCTGTTGCGCCACCAGCTTCGGTGGCTCTTTTAATTTTGAGAGGACGTCCCATTTTGTTTTCTCCTTAAAGAAGCCCCATCGGGGTTCTAGCCCGTACGCGGGTGGTATCCCGCATAAGCCGCAGAATTACGGACAGTTTATTTATTGGTTTTTGACTTTTTCACAGATACAGTCTCCTAACTCCGTGGTTAGAGCTTTGAGATTTGTTATCAAATTTCTATTGTGCTCCAACACTGATTTCATTTGTTCCAGCATGTTTGATTTTTGTTGATCTGTGTGTTGATTAAACTCTAACAAGCTTGAAATCATTGCTGAAATTCTCTGATCAACAGTGTCCAACATGTCATAATCTTCGTTGATCCACTGACCAAAAGTTTGAAACCCTATATTTCTTAGCTGACGTAAAAAGCCTTTGCTGGCTTGAACCACAAAAGGTTGACCTAACAAAAGCGGTTTGGCAATTTTTTCACTGGGTAAAAAGGTGTCTGGTTGTCCAAGATTTTCAGTTTCTGCCACAACACTAAGCCAGGTGTGATTGTACACTGCTCTTGATATTTTTTGGCTTTGCCAACCAGGGTGTTCGGGTGAACTTATTGGGCGCATACTGAAAAATCCCAAAGGATCAGTTGCTACGCTGATCCATTGTTCACTGTCCAAAGAGTCTAACAGTTGAGTGCGATAACCAGAGAACAGATGCTGTTGATTGGCTCGAGGCTGATAATTCACCAAACACTGATCAATCAATTTACTATCCAGTAACTGTGAAAAAATTTTGGTCCTGTTAGGCATGAGTCCTCCCAACAGTACATTGGCCAGCATGTTTTTATGGCCAATGTCCACAGGAACAATGTATGGATTGTTGATAACCGTAAAAATCAAATTGCTCCAATAATGTACGACTGTCTCAAACTGATACTGAATGCTGGGACTGCTAGCACTTACCGCCCAAATTGCGTTGGGTCTACAGTGTGTTTGTTTTACAAAATGCGCATGAGCATTGTGAATGTCGGGTTCGCTGTCTACAAATACTGTGAGTTTTGTATCATACGTAAAACTTTCTTCGCAACTGGTTGGTAAAATTTCTACCTGTGGACTAATATTGTCTCGAACAAACTTTTCAATTTCAAAAAGTCCAGGTACGAGATTATATCGATCTTTGACAGTTATTTGAGAAGACATGAAATTTTTTCTTTTGCAGGATAAGCTAGCATGCTAGCAAAATTTTTGCTCATTACGGTATGAAAATTGTGCTCTATCATGTCATGACATTGATCATATTGTTCAAATATATCAGATGAATTGAAAAGTTCTTTAATATTTTTTATTTTGTCTTCGCATTTCACTGCTAAATCAAACGATTTCCAAATTTCAATACCAACTGATTGTAACCAGTGAGGCATGTCGGCTACTCCGTAATTGACCACCAAGCACCGACTTTTGTAAGCTTTCCAAGTTTTTTCACTGGGCAACACTTGATTACCAGTGCCCAATGTTTCACCTGTGATATTAACACAGGCTTGATACGCTAGATGATTATTGTTGGCTTGATTGTTAGCATTATATTCAGTTTGAACAGTGTCAAAATATTCTTGGCGATTTGCCCAAGGAATATCGTTGGGGGCCTGATTCTGTGAGTATAGACTGTGAGCTTGAAAACTGTTGATTACTACGACATCCTGGTCAGTGACTAAATTTTTTATATTTTTATACAGAAGAATTCTGTGAGATCTAGGAATACCAGACAAAAAACTTATTCTTTTGGTTTTTGGTTTGTCAAGTTGGTCGTTGGGCAAAAAGTGTTGATACAACAACCAACTTGGCCATGGGGCAACATTGGGCAATGTTGATTGTGAAGTTCTTATATCCGAATGGAAAACAAAATATTGTGCTGGATCCAAATATTGATTTAATTTGCTAACATATGAATCAACGTCATAGGGGTTACTGTCCAAATTCAATACTGGCAATCTTTTGCTTTGTACTCTACACTGCTGTATCAATTCAATATCTGCTGCGATATTACCGGAATGAATTTGTAATTGTGAATCATGAATAAATGCCAACTGATCTGACAAGTTCTTTAAATTCAAATATTCAAACTGGTGTCTATGACTGTGATTATACGCATAATCAGTGTTCCAATAAGGTTCCAGCATAAGAATACTTAGCCATAAAGAAAGGGCCTTGCGGCCCTTTCTGAAATTTCCTATCAGATAGGAATTTGTATCAGCTGAAGCTGAGGTTGGTAACGGCAATTTCTCCCACATAGTCACCAGCGTTGCCGAAGCTGCTGGCAGTGTTGGTCAACTCAATGAAACCATAGCGAGTCATAAAGCTCACCACTGGTTCAAAGGTTGTTGGATCCAGAACAACACCACTGCTCATCAACGGAATGTATGGGCAGTAGAATGCTGGAGCGTCTGCTTCGCTGGAACCTTTGTAGCCAACCAGCACAGGTGTTGTGTCGCTGGCATAAGAGTCAACAAACACACGCATTGCGCCGTTCAGTGTACCAACAAACTTGGTGTTGGTAGGAGCTTCAAACGTGCCTTCTGTGGTGCGAGCAAATGCGCTGGTTGTAGCGCTTTGTAGCACGGTCAGAGCAGCTGAGCTAACCACAGCGTAGTTACCAGCGCCACGACGTGTACGCTGAGCAATCAGGTTAGCAACACGGTTGATCAACACAGCCAGTGCGGCGTGTTCGTCACCAACGAATGTGGCTGTACCAGAAACGGTAGCTTGGTTGTATGTGAACTCAGTTGTGGCCAGGCTGCGCAGGCTCAACAGGATCTCTTGGTCAATCTCAGCTGTGATCTCTTGTGCCAGAGCAGCCATGATTTCGGCTTCAACGTCGATACCATGCATAGCTTGTGCATCTTGAGCAGCTTCAAAAGTCCAACGAGCTTGGAGCTTACGAGTCTTGGCTTCAACAGCTTGCTTCAGGATCTGAACGCTGATCTGACGACCACCAGAACCCTCAAGCACTGAAGTATTGGCACCACCATAGATACTTTGGTTAGTTCCAACCACACCGGAGGTCACTGTGCTTGCTGAAGAGTAAGCAGTGGCAATTTTGAATGGGCTCAGTGCTTCATCACCAGCTGTTACGTCGGTGTTGGCTGCGCTGGTGTCATTCATTGTGTTGGCATAACGCACACGCAGAGTGTGAATCTGACCAACTGGTCCAGTCATAGGCTGAACACCAACCAACTCGTTAGCAATAACGGTTGGCATCACACGTCGAATCACTGGCAGAATCACACGATTCAGTGTGGCAATGTTGCCACTGGCGGTGCTGCCAGAACTGGCGTTCTCTTTGAGGTACTTGCGAGTGTTCTCAAGAATCACGCTCATGCTGTTGCGACGAGAACCCTTGAGTCCTTCCAATAAGGCTTCTTTGGTTTCGTCCCAGCGGCCTTCTAGTAATACATCTGACATTTAAGTCTCCTTATTTTAAATGCTTAAAGCCCTGCCAGGCGCTTGATGGCAATAACATTGCTGTTATCTTCTTCAGGGCTACGGGCAGCTTTATCACCAGTTACTTCTGACACACTTTCGGCAATCACTTGTCGAGCTTTTGCCGGTTTGTTGTCAGCCAATACCGCTGGTAGATACTTTTCAAAAGCGTTCTTCAGACGAGCTGTTTGAACACTTTCAAGCAAATTACGCATGACTTCTGCTTTCTCCTGGTTTAGGGGAGAGAGCAATTCTTCCATTGAGCGTTGACGCTCATTGGATTCACGAATCACACGTATTTCGCGTTCTTTGTTTTCAACCAGAACGCGAGCGTTCTCGTTGGCCTTGACTGCTTCTGACAACTGTCGTTCTTGGTTATTGATAACAGCTTGTAGTTTTTTGATTTCAGCTTTCTCATTGAGATGAGTAGCGCCGAATTCAGCAGCATAGGCTTCAAAAATTCTACGTCCAAAATTGTTCTCTCGAGCAACTTGAATATCTTCTTGAAGCTGTGTTAGTTCTGCTTTCAAATGACGGCTTACAGCTTGGCTCAGACGCTTGCTGCTTTCGGTCACAAAACGTGACTTCAGCTTTTCAAGCTTGCTACGAGCTTCACGTACCAAACGTACCTTGGTTTCCACCACGTCACGTTTGTCTTGTGCAAACTCAGTAATTTCTTTAGCCAGGGCATGTACCACAAAACTTTCCAGTTTTTCCAAACCTTCATTGTGTTGTTTGCGGTCTCGGCGCAGTTCGCCAATTTCTTCAGCCAATTTCTTTACCATAAAGTCGTTGAACTTGGTGGCACTTTCTTTCATTTTGACCTGGAACTTGACACGATCTTCAGCCAGTGCTTGCTTTTCAGCTTGAACTGAGCGAATTTCATCTGCTATGCCTTCTGTGACCATGCGATCGAGAGCTTCAACCATCACTGCTTTGTCATGTTCATAGCGTTGTGCGAACTCCTCACGCAGTTCAGCACGGACCAATTCACGAGCTTCTGTCAGTTTTGATTCCCAAGCTTCGTTGAGCTCTCTGCTGACGTCTTCGTTGATTAGGCCGCTATCTAGCAATGGTTTAATAGCATCTAGCATGCATATCTCCTTAGATTTTGAGGTCCTTGATTAGGCGCTTGACTTCCTCTTGCAAGTACCTCTGCACCTTGCTGTCCTTGCCAGTTTCACGAGCAATTTCCAAAACTTTATGACCGTACTTCATGTTGAGAAGACCTTCATAGATTGCTTTGGGATATGCGTTAGGGGCACTGGGTTGGGCAACAACATCGACAGTGACAATTTCAAAGTCACTGACATGTCCGTTGCCGTCGTTCACGTTGCCTGAACCACGGCTCGAAACTCCTAGTTTCACTCCTGAATCCAACATGGTTTTGACCAGTTGGCCCATGGGAGTTGGTAATACTCTCAGTTTGCCATACCCACATGGCCCATCCATCCACATTTTTTCAATGGTGTGGCTAACTCTATCCAGATTGATTTTTAAGTCTTCTGGATGATCAACTTCACCCAACACACTGTAGCCTTCGACCACTTGTTTGTTGACGGAATCCACGGCTTTGGCAATCTCGTTCACAGGATACACTCGTTCATTGGCGTTGCGAACACCGCCTTGAATACAAATGCCTTCCATGTACAGCGTTTTGCCTGTGCCGTCAGGGGCATCTTCGGCCAAGATTTTGATCTTGGCCTGATTGAAATTTAGATGCTCACGTAGGTATCTGACCATTTGACTTTAGGCCTTGGGAAAAGGTGTCTTGGTGTTTACACCAGTGGCCTGTGCCAAATGTGGCTTGGTTGCTGGCTTGAGATCCTTGGCACTGGCACCAGCTTTGTTCTGGAAGTCAGTGATAAGATCTTTGGTGCCAGGAGCGCTGCGACCTTTTTCTTCGGCTGTGCTAGCAGACACTGGCTTGGCCATTGCGCCACGAGCACCGCTGTTGTTGGCGTTCACGCTTTTGGTATTGGCTCCACCTTCTTCGTGGGTGGTAGTCTTGGGATGAACCTGCTTGAGGGTAATTGCTTCCATCATGCCTGGCATCATGCCTTCAGTTTCCAACTCATCGTCGTCTACTTCCATGCCAGTCATGCCTGGAGTGTCTGTGGCATCTACTTCCAGGTCCATTTTTTCTTCGCCGCCGCCCAGCTCTGATTCAAATTCAGCCATGAGTTCGTCCAGCTTGTCTTCCAGACTCATCACGCGATCTTCCAAATCTTCTATGCTGCCGCCGCTGTCATCGCCTTCAGCTTCCATGCTGAGGCCTTCTTCTTCCATGCTAACATCATCAATCAAATCGTCAGCTTGATCTCCGCCCATGGCTTCGTCGTATTGGTCCATGCGTCCCATTGCGTCATCTTCAGCAATAGACTCTTCCTCTTCTTCACGAGCTTCGTCCATAGACTCATCGTCGTGATGCTTGGCTTCTTCCATTGACTCTTCTTCTTCGGCCATAAGGCTTTCGTAGATGTTGCGACTCTTTTCCACAACAATGTCGTGGAATAGTTCGCGAGCTTTTTGCTCTTCGTCATTGATGACGTATTCGATCAACTGCTCGAAACGATTTTTCATTTAATAAGGCTCCTATAGGTGTTGGGTATTTGCCGCCCGGCAAATCTATACCTATATTTACAAAATCGTGCGAATCTCAGCGGTTTATGGCAGAAAAACTGCCATCTTTGGCATTACATCGCTGGTTGAGCCGGAGGTGCGTACTGCTGACGTACCAATTTGAGTTTTTCATTGTACTCATAGGTACGTAGATCATTCATGCGTCTCAGCTTGTTGAGCTGAAGCAGAGTCAACTTGGATTTGCGCAAATCACCAATGCGCGGCTGACTGTTGTCTTGCGCAACGTCTTGATAAGCAGCAGGTGATTTTTGATAAATCTCGTTGAGGATCATACAGTATTTATTAGATTGTGGGTATAGCTGCTCCGCCGCCGCCACCGGGTGCTGCTGGTGCGCCTGGACCTGGTATGGCTGGTGCTCCACCTGCTCCTGGTGGTCCTGCAGCTGGCTGTTCACCAGGAGGTATCAATCCAGTCATGGCCTGTCCTGTGTCAATGTCAGACTCAAGGCCAGCTGGAGTAATACCAATGCTGCGCAGATCCTGCCCTTGTGTGGTTTGAAGTTCAGGTTGATCACGTTCTTCGCGCCACAGTTCTTCGTTCTTTTGGATTTCTTCCTGTGTAAGGCCCAAGAAACGCTCCAGCATGAAACGTTTGCTCATGTAAGGCAACTGTTCCAGAGCTTGAAATGCTGTGATTCTGGTGTTGTCCAGTTCGCTTTGTCTGTAGCTGGCAAAGTTCTGTGGTGGATTGAATTTGAGATTGAACAGGCCAGCATCAATGTTGAAGCCGCGCCAGCGCAGAAACATCTTGAATTCATCATCAAGTTTTTGACAAATCAGTGCTTGTAAACGTTCGCAATACTGATTGAATCTGTATTCTTGAATCAGTGCTGTGCCCACTCTACCATCTGTAAGTGCTCGATCTGAATCGTCAGGCCCTGTGGGCAAGTAGCTGGATGGCACACGCAACCCACGAGCCATTTTGTTGTTGAAATATTTCAAGTCATCAATTTCTCCCAGCTGCTGACCGCCCGGCAGCACATCCACTGTACTGCCGCGCCCATCTTGGCCTACCGGGAAGAAAAAGTCTTCGTTGATACTCAAAGGATTGTAGCTGCTGTCCATGATGTTGGCGCCACCGCCACCGTAGGTGGGAATTCTGCGCTGATGCATTTCGTTCTTGACTCGTTCCACAAACGCCATGGCCATATGGCTGGGCATATTGCCCACGTCAATTTTGAAGATTCTGCGTTCAGGAGCCCGCTGAACACGATAGATCAAAATAGCATCTTCCAACAGCTCTTTTTGTTTGAACACTTTGAAAATGTTTTCCAGTATACTGCGTCCAAATGGCCAGAAAGTGTCTAAGCCTTCATTCAAGCTCATGTGTACCACGTGCTTGGCGTCAATACAGGTTTCGTTTACTGCTCGAGTAAAACGATTTTGATTGTCGTAGGCCTGGTTAGGCATGGTATAGCTGGTACTGGCCATGTAACCGCCAGTGGGCGGGTTTACCATGAAGTCTGTTGTGGTCTTGGCTGCCACTGTGAGATTTTGAAAATTGGGATTGATGTCGCGAATTATGTACTGTTCGGGTCTTTTGCCTTCGGATTCGTTCACAATCACACGACTGACTTTGCTCATGTCCACCCAGAACATTTTGAAATTTTCTGGATCTCGCACAAACACTTGATCGCCGTATTTGATGGTATTGCGAAACAGTTTGAATATTCGCTGATCCAACTCATTGAGTTTGGTCCATTGAGTCAGCTGTTTTTTGATGATTTCTATTTCGTGATCAGTGGGCTTGTCTAGGTAGTGTACTGAAAACGGTGTGCCAGTTTGTTCATTGAGCTGAGTTGAAAACTCAGAAATGATATCCAAGCAGGCATTGACTTCTGAATCAGCATCCATGTTTTCATACTGATTGTAGCGCTCTATGCGATTGGGATGGCCCGAGTACACTTCGGGCAGTCGGCTGGCATAGTTTCTAAAGGTAAAATCTTGTTCGGCTTTGCTGCTGGCCCTGCCATCGTTGCGCCCATATCCAGGCAGACCTTGATCACGACCACCATTGATTGGACTGAGCTGACCCGACAAGTCAGCGACTTTGAAATACTTTTTCCAAGACATAGTGCTTTATTTACCGTTAGGTCCGGTAGCTCAACATCTTACGATTGACATTGAGTGTGTCTCGACTCAGCATGATCAAGTCATCCAGTCGGGTAATTTGCGCTGCCAGTGCCTGCGCATTGCTGTCTAAATTGCGTATCAGTGGTGTCATGTCCAAGGGAATCGTGGTACCGTTGCTGAGTGGAATTACCACTTCGTTGCCGTGTAAGGTAGCTCTGTAACCAGACAACGGTCCCGAAGTCAAGCGGCCAAATCTAGCACTGACTTCGGCATGAAAATGTGGTCCTGTGCTGTTTTTGTCTTTGTCAGCAAAATACTCGTCGCGCACATTGATCAAGCCCATGTCTTGTAACACTTTTTTGATAGCAGTGGATTCTTCAATGTTGCGCGGTAGATTGTCGCCATACAAAGCAAAATCCATAGCACGACCTTTGGTATGCGCACTGTCAGGAAAACGACGTCTGTGAAATAGATCATCAAACGCTGTGATCATCAAGTCAGGATACAGATCGGCCACTTTGCCAGCCATTTCAATCAGCTTGGCACTGGCTGGTCCGCCGCCGGTGCGTTCAGCTCGTTGGCCGCCAAAATTGAATCTGGCCAAGGGATCAACCTGAGAAGTTTTGGTTGCCGCAGCAGGTGGTGTAGTAGGAGGCTGCGGTGCTTTAGCTGGTGCTGGACCGCCAGGGCCGCCAGGTTCGTAAGTGGCTGGCGATACTGCCTCTACTTCTGCAGCAGGCACAGTGCCTGCTGGTTGCCCTTCAACACCCGACGGCACTGATTTGCCAGGCAACTGTTTTTTCATTTCTGAAATATCAAGACCAGGAACTATACC